ATGTAATCGAAGTTCAGGGGTTTACCTGATTTATCGAAAAAATTAAGTCTTCTATAGAAAAAACTGGACATAAGCTATTTAAAAAACCCTTCTGTTATTCTTTTTTACGGTGTAGTTAAAGAAATTTTTAATTTGTTTTGTTGATTCAATCAAACCAAAAAATACTCTCTCAAAATAATTCAAAATTCCCTCTTTTATAGGGTCTCTATAAATAACATTGGATAGAGTTCTTCTTAAAACCTGTCTTTTATAATCAAATCCATCAGGAAGAACGTCATTGAAACTATCTCTAATATCATAGATGTTATCCGTTGGATCAAAATCATAGTATCTTCTTTCTACTGGAATGTTGGGCATTTCTTTCATCAATTTCTTATAATCTTGAGAATTTGTGCAAGGAGCATATTTATAAACACCTTGACCACTAACCAAAACCATTCTATATCCAGAGCATCCTATATTATATGCTCTGTCCTCTGCTAAAGAAATAGTTTCATATAGATCCTTAGAATTGTAAAAAGTTGTATTAGTCGTTTGAGGCTTCTGACCAGCAACCGTGTAATTTACACCTTTCTCCTGTCCGGGAAAAAATGGAGAGTAACTTTCTTGATTTGCCATTTTTTATGTAGAAGATTTTATAATTACATTTTTGGTTTCAGCATTAAGATCTGCTCTGTAGTTTTTCTTTACCACTGAGGAGATACTAATGTTTAAAGGACCGGGTTTGCCATCAACGATACTTTCAGTAAACACTGTCCCGTTTCTATCTGACCATCCACCTCTTAAAACAACCAGTTCATTTCTTCCAATTACAATGTCTCCAAAGTCGTTCATTCCTAAGATCTGATCTTTCTGAATATCTGAAACGTTACTTAAGTTCTGAACTGCTAACTGGTTTGCTTCATTTTTCTGTCCGACGAAAAAGAAATTAACAGAGTCAACACCATCAATACCTTCTATGATTGCTATTATATCAGATTTAGGAATGGTGTCCCTTCTTTTAAGATTTAACATATAAGTTGAGATCCTTTTTCTGATTTCTGTTTTTATAGTCTCTGGATCGTAGCCCTCGAACATTGTCATGATGACGTTTCCTGTGTATCTAGTGATAATAGGCTCGACTATTTTAACAACAGTGGTTGCTATCATTGATCCTGAATCCTGAATAAGATTCAATACAGCGGTTTTTTGAGCTTGAGATAATAAAAAGTCAGTTACCGGAACACTGAAATAATCCTCGTTTGAACTTATGTTTAAAGTTATGTCAGGGACAAGATAAATGTAAACAACGTTATCGTCATCAAGATAATCATCATCAAAAGTTGAGAATGCCTGGACCTGAGAAAATATACCAAGTTTATCTAGGAAAATTTCATAGTTTTGAGCATTTGCAAAAACAAAAGATCTACTGGTCTTTGGAGCCACTAGTCTAATTAGATTTGTCGATTCTGGATTTGTTCCGAACATAGGATCTACTCCTGGAATTATATTTAAGTAGTTGTTAACATCTACTTCTTTTCCAAATAGGTCAGTTCCTGTTGTGTTGAATTTATAGGTGAGAGGTTTTTCTTTTGTCGATTTTGAGTTCCCTGCAGCTCCAGTTGTTTGCAAGTATTCTATTCTGATTCTAGATCCACTCTGAGGATTTAATCCGAAATATGAGTTTCCGAAGTAAATGTCTATACCTTCCTGTATTCCCGTTTTTACTAGGTATCCTTTGCCATTAAGAGGAATATCATATAAAGAATCATATCTCTTCCATTTTTCCTCGTTTACATAAACATCAACATAGAACTGATCTATGTAAGATCCTGATTGTGCTGGTATATTGAAGCTTTGTAGTGCCTGTCCAGTTCCGGTTACGATGTTGCTCTGAAAAAATCCCTGAGCTATCTTACATCTTAAAGGAGAGGTACCTCCAGTAAGAGGAATAGTTACTTTTTGTGATCCAAAAATTAAAGAATAAAGCTTACCGTTTTCTTGGCATCTGATCTGTGTGTAATTATTTAATATTATAGATCCTCCTCCAACGTCAGATTCTCTTGCATTCCAGGCAATTGAAACCTCACCCTGTGATGCTGTTGCTCTTCCTGGATCATAGCCTGCTATTCTGGCCAAGCTTCTAACCGAATAATCTCTAGTGGCTTGTTCAATATTGAGTTCTGTAATGGAATCCTCTATAAAGTAGAGAATCATCTGGGAAAGATTCTGAACCACAAAGAGAATTTGTCCCCAAGCAGAAGCCACCGTGAAAAGGTTTGCAGTTTGGTTATAAGTGTCCTGCAAAAAAACGAAGGTGTCGTTTAGTAATCCGTTGATTAGGATATTATTCTTCTTAAAAATATTCATTTTTATAAATTAAGTTATTCTTAGGGTTACTACCGGATCTAAACCACCATCTCCAGGAAGTAAAAAATCTAGAGCCGCTATATCTCTCTGTGTTCCTAGATAGAATTTAAGTGAATATGTGCCACCCAGTTTTCCAAAAAGAGGAACGTAAGTTAATAAAAAGAGGTCAAGCTCTTTTTTAATGCTACTCTCAGAAAGGTTTAAATTAAATAGCAGATCTTCCAAATTTAATCCAAATTTAGGATCTCCTAAAACCTCACCTTTATTTGTTAAAAGCATCATTTTAAGTTGGCCCACACAGATTTCAACAGGGTCTGTTGTTTCAATCTGGTATGGATTGTAACTTGGGTCTAGTGGGTCTCTATTATAAATCTCTCTCATTGCTAAAAAAATCTTATTATATATCGCTATTTTTTAACGCTCACAACATAAATAAAAAGCCCCAGATTTGAGTAAATCTAGGGCTTTTTTAAGTGTTTTATTTGATTAGTTCCATTGTAAGAAATACGAAGGAGTATTTTCTCCATTTATCATATCCATTACCTCCTGAAGTTCCGTTGATCCTTGAGCACCTATCTCACCAGCATTTATCTGAACTCCTCCTGGAAGATTATACGTAAAAACCCCAAGCATTTGAGAAAGTGCTATTTTACACTTAGCAATACAATATCTAACGAAAAGCTCGTCTTCAAAGAGATCCTCATCATTCAATGCAACAAAGCATCTTATAGAAACGTCCTTTCCACCGGTACCAGCAAATCCCTGTGCAAGCTGGTTTCCGCTTGGTGATCCAGGTTTTCCTGATCTGTTTGGATCCCTACCTAAAATGGTTAATTTTTTGCTGTTTTTATTCCATTTAAAAGCAAAGCTATCAAGTAGATATGCTCTAGATAGGTCAAAATATGAATACATTACGGTTCTATAAACTAGATTATCACCAACAAAGGGCGATAGAAGAAGCTCTGATCCTAAAAGCTTAGAATCACTGAAGTCTCTATCCGGGTTGCCAGAAATTCCATTTCCTCCAACTTCTCTAACGTCATAAACCGTTACTATAGCATCAGGGAGTCTTAACTGTCTAGTTGCTCTAAATTCCTTGTGGTTAAAGATTGAATTTGCAATAATAAATATTCTATCCTCTACAGCATATTGGTAATTATCGTGAAACCATTCTTTAGCTCTTTTGATAATTCTTTCTATTTCGCTTCTGTTAAGATTGTAAGGAAGTGCACAACTAAAAGATAATGCGTCTTCAATTTCTTTTACTAACTCATCTAGGGTCATTTAAGCTGGATTATTTTAATAGTTCATATTCCCGAACCTAGGGATATTGTATTTATCATTAAGATCCTTTAATCTGCTATCTGTAACGAATCTTTGTTTTCTTATTTCGTCCCAGCCTTTAACTTTATGTGTTTCTTTGCTAACCTCTGAATTTTCTCCTAAATTTCCAGCTCTGAATACTCCACCCTCTATTTTACAGTTTATATTCATATTTTCACAGTCAATAAAGCAGTCATTGAGTTCGTTTCCATATTCTACAATAGTAGTCTTAACTTTAGATGAGGTTATCTTAGAGCCGGATAAAACACTGCAATCTTCTAATGATGACTTTTTAATATCGCAGTTGTAAATATTGCAGTTTTTAATAACACCGTTTTTGATGTCGCATTCTATCATATCTATTCCTTCTATGATAAAAGCATCCCTGCTTCTTGCGTCTTTTAACTGGTATTTTCCAGTTGTGGTATCGTAATTAAAATATCCGGATGCGATGTTTCCCTCAACAATTAGATCAAAAACTTTGTCTCTAATTAAAGGGAAATAAGTTTTAATATTTTCATCCCATCCTTTTAGATCAACAAAAAGGTGAAAATCTGGGTAGTTTCTAAAGAAGAATTCAGGATTGCTAAAAGATCTAACAACCTTAGTATAAGCGTTCATCATTGTCTGAAGCTTAGCAACATCATCCTTAGTGTAACCGGATATTCTTCTGCTAAGTAGATCGTAGAGGTAAAGAACCACATAATCAATGATCTCTCTGATGTCTTTTATTTTCTTCTGGTAGTCCCTGTTTCCTAGATATCTGAATTCAAGATATCCCTTATCCAGTTTAGTGAAGTTTACCCCGTAATATTTGTCTTCTGGGGTCTTAAACATCTTGGGATCTATATGAGTAATGTTTTCAAGAATAGAAAACCTATTTCTTGGAACCACTCTTTTTATAGATTTAGCATAAACGTTTCTTGCTCTGTTTCCGAATTTATCGTAGATTTTACCCTCATCAAGTCCTAGAATAAATTTAAGCTTATCTATATTCTGTATCTTATCTTTAACATCAGTTCTAAATTTATCAAAGCTCACTGAGAATTGAAAAGCGCATCTATCATTAGTCCATCCGTTTTCATCTATCCACTTAAGGGTTTTTATCATAACGGGAATAGCCTCGTTGTATGGAAGCGGACCGGTTATAAATTCCACCATCTTTCCACCACCAGAATAGTCAGGTTCTAATTTAAAGGTGTTCTGATCAACTGGAATATTGGAGTGATATTTTTCAGAAACTACGACCTTCTTATTCAAAAGCTTGGACAAGGCTTCAGCAGCCTTGCCCTTAAGCATATTTGTATAAAACTCAAATTCAAATCCAATTACGGAAGAGCTAAGAGCGTTAAGTTGGTCAAAGTGTGTTCTATTATTGGTCATTATTAGGCTCAGCAAATATTTTACCAGTAGTTGTTTCAACTTCGTAAATTGAAACTACTAGTTCGTCACCAGATTTTAGGTTTTTCGTTTTCTTTCCTAATTTATCTTGGGGAATAAGAGCCATTAGACCATGAGAAACTAGCTCGATCAGGATTCCGTTTTTCCTCTTGTGCTTAACTTTAGCTTCCAGAGGTTCGCAGGTTCCTTCTTTAACTTGTCTGTCAAGGTCGTGAACTATAACATTTCTTTCTAGAGGCTTCTCTAATGTCAGAGTCAGTCTATTGTTATCTTTAATCTCTTTTACGTAAAACTCGAGTTCATCGCCAGGAGTAAATGAAGACATTGGAGAATTCTCTTCGAATTCTGTTTTGTGAATAAGACCGGTGTAGACCTCTTCCCACTCAACAAATACACCAAATTCACTTGTTCCTGTAACATATCCTTTATACTTCTTAGTAAGATCAAGCTCCTGTATTTTGGAATACATGATTTTGCTAAGGTATTTCTTATAAGAAACTATAAAGATGTCTTTTGCTTCGACATATCCTTCCACCATAACGTGGATTTCTTTTCCGATGTAAGATTCAAAATCGGTAATTCTATTAGCAGCAGCAAGAGATCCAGGAAGGAAGCATTTAACGCCAGAGAGATCAACGATATAACCGCCCTTGTTGATGCTTTCGATTTTAACTCGATAAGCACTTGTCTCTTTCTTGATCTGTTCAAAGAGTTCAACTCTAAGACTATGGATGTAATAGTCCATAACAGATCCCGAGTAGCTGCCTCCTATTTTTCTAACTCTAGCTTTAAGTTCGTCTCCGATTTTAAAATCATGAGGTTCAAGGTTAAATCTTTGAGCATCCTTATTTTCTTTTTTAAGATCTATATAGATCGTCTGACCTGATGTTGTTTGGGCCAATGCAGTGTCTTCTCTTAGAGTGGTGATTTTACAAACGTAAACTTCGCCGTCATCAAGGTCCTTACCTACGAAATCTGGTTGCTGTGAAAAAGTGGCAAAATAAAGATCGGCTAATTCCTGTGCATAGGGAGCATGACAATAAACCTTAGATCCCTCAGGGATTCTAATTTTAGTGTTAAA